GATGGAAAAGTAAAAATTCCACTTGATTCAGACATTGCACTTCCTATAGTTCCATAACCAGATGGAGCATCAACTCTTTCCCAATTAGAACTTATAAGAGAAACTGAACCTGTTAATGCAAAACTAGAAGAAACTCTCCATTGATCTGCCATTGTGATTCCGTTAGTTAAACCTGTTAACCCAGAACCATCACCACTAAGTCCACTATTAGATATTGCAAATCTTTCGACACCACCAGTTGAAAACTTAATAGTGTCAGCGGCAGGAAAACTAATCCCCGTGTTTGTATCATCCCCAACTATTGACGGCGCGGCTACGCTTCCCGCGACTCCTTTTAATCCAGTTGTTCCAGAAAGTTCTAAGCTCATAATTACAAGATAACTAATAAACTGCCAGAAGGCACGGTCACGGTCACGCCGCTGTTTATAACAGGCGATACCGTGTGCGCATTTTTTCCAGAAGAGATCGAATACGATGTCGTGACATTTGTGTCCGACTCGAAGAAAACTTCATCAGAACCGCCGCCAGTAGCGCCCGCCCCGCCACCTACAGCGGCAAAAGCTGAACCGTTATATATTTCTGCACTTCCTAAAGTACTGTTAAATCTAAGCTCTCCTGTAGCAGGCGAACCCGGTCTTTGTGCTGTGGTTCCGACAGGTATTTTTAAGGCTGTTGTGTAGTTATGAACAACGGCACCTGTAAATGTTGCGCCTGCAAGTGGGGCAAGACCAAGATTTGTTTGCGTTACGTTTCCAATTGTTATATATCCGTTGTTACTTGCGTTTCTTAATTTAAGTAAATTTGATGTTGTATTTACAGATAATTGAAAGGCAACTTGCGTTCCGCTTGGGTCACTAGAACCGCTATTAAGAGATTGAAGAGCAGCAAAAATATTATTTATGTCGGCTCTTACGTTGGCGCCTGTATCATTATCAACTGTATAATTTGCAACTTGCGCCATTTACAAAAAAACTTTCTTTTACTATAGCTCAATTATGCGGCTTTACCAAAGCCAGTTGCTTGATATGTGAAATTTCTTGAAATTGAAGCATTTGACGAATTTTTAAAATGAACAGTAAATCCTGTTCCAGTTATGTTGCTAAGTTCAAAGAAATCCCCTGAAGCCATATTTGAAGCTTGAATACCTACAGATGGCGGGTTGCTATTAGCGCCGCCCAAACTAGAAGTTCCCGCGAAAAATGCTTTATTGAATGTAATATTTGTCGCACCGCTTGATGTAAAAACGCCATTTGTGGACGATGAATTTTCAAGACTTGTTTCTGTTCTTCTATCAAAAGAAGCTGTAAATCCAAGCTGTGAAACTTTAATATCTTGCGCGGGGTCGTTACTTGTAAGATTTGCCCTGAATTGAAATCCGCGGCCTTTATAAACTCCGTTTGAAAAATTTTGAAAACCTGAATATGTCGGCGAACCAGAAGGGTCTGTCTGCGTTGTCCTGACGGTTAGTTCTGCGTTTGCATCATAGGCAAGACTACCATCCCAATCTGTCCAAGTATCAACATTTGCAGTTCTACTATTTATAAGATCATTTGGATAAAATGCTTCTGTTAAGAAATGACGGCGTAATTGAACACTAAACACATCGCCGAGATCAAGGGTTGACGCAAAATCGTAGGTTCCAGAACTTACAATTCCGCCAAAATCATCAAGACTTGCGACCAAATCAAAATCTGTAATGTCATCAAACTGACCGCCACCGACAAGGTTCAGGCTGTTTGTCGTTGCATCAAAAGCAACATTTGTTTTTGTTCCTTGAAATTTTGGGTTGTCCTGATCTTCGCGTCTTGTAATAACAACAAGTTTTGGTTGTGTTTCTGGTAAATCAATAACAATTGATGTTTCGCCTGCCGAAAAATTTCCTGTATCGTCTTGAGCCTTAAGAATATATTCCCCCTCAAGAAGCGGAACATCCGCCGTATTTGTGTTTCCCGCAAGTGCTTTGACTAAATCAATCGCATTTGTAAAAGTACCATTTCCGTTTGTAAGAGTGGAATGTCTGACGTAAACCTTTCCACCTTTAATAACGTCAATATCTGTCGGGGTGTTCCATTTCAAGCGAATCATTGTGTCGCTTATGGGTTCATAAGTTAAACCAGTAATATCGGAAGGAACAGCGGTTTTTCCAATAGCATCAAATGTTGCATCGGCTGATGTGGCGCTGACTTCTAAAGCGGCATTGAATGAGAATACTTGAATTTCATATCTACCTTTTTCTGAGTTTACAATTTCAAAATCTGGCCTTGATACTCTTTGACTTACAAAATTACCATTTTCAAAACGATAATTAACTTGATAATTTGTAACACCTAGAACTGGCTTCCAACTGATAAATATTTTTGAAACGGCCTGATTATTTAATTCAACAACTCTTTCTTCGATATTTAAGGCTGATGGCGGGTCTTTGGGTTGGTTTAATAAAGAAACTGTTCGTGTCGGTAGAGTCGCACCGTCTTCGATAAATGGATATTTGTCATCTTGATAAGACAAGGCTGTAATCGCATAATTTAAGCCGTCCTGTTCTTCAACATTTATTACCCTAAATTTTTGTGATTGAACTGAATCATTATTTAGCATCCAAACTGTATTGACATTCGGGGTTTGACTAAATGCAGAAGAAACAGTTACAACGCCATTTGATATTGAACTAACAGATTTTGCTTCAACAGAACCATCTGGCAAAATAACGCTGAAAATTGGATTATTTTCTGTTGAAAGGTCTGTTGCGGCTGTGTCATCAACTGTCATCTGTGTTGTAGATGCAACGGCAGAAAGACGGCCTGATCTTCTTACACCCGCGCGAACTGGGTCATTGATCTCGATGACACTTCCCGGCCTGCAAATTGCACCGCTGTCGATTGAAGTGCTAAATGTCACGATTTCACTTTCAAAATTTTCCGCAAATAGAATTGCCTTTCCGAGTCTCGCAGCTTGACCCCGTGAAGTGCAGGCAAATGCTTTTACCTGTTTAACAACAGTTCCAATTTTTGAAATCAAATTGCTGTCTTCAACGACCTCAAAATCTATATCCTGAGAATCCATATTGTAGTAAGAAACAGAAACAACGCTGTGTCTTGTTTTTAAAGAACTTCCTGAATAACTGAAACCGCCTTCATTTACGTTTGCAAGGCTGAACAGATATGAACTATCTTTCGGGCTATCTTGAGCCAACTGAATCGAACCTTGCGACCAAATAGGAATCGCCCGCATCACACCTGATAATTCATTTATCAAATCAAATGCAGAATTAGAATTTTGAATATTTACATTGCAAGAAAATCTGGCTTCCTGTCCGCCAAGGCCATCATCAACAAGAGTATTTGCAAATTTTGATGCGGTTACAAAAGAATATAAATCTAAAGAAGAATCTGTTATATGATCGCCAAAGCCAAAGCGCGTATCTGTTAACAATGCCAGTAGTACCATACTAGGGCAATTGCAATACGTTGCAGCGCCCATAGTGCCGTTGAAGACATATCCTGTCGGATAAACAATTCGGCCTGTCTGAAGGTCAACAGTTGGCGTTCCAGAACCATTTGCACCCGCGCCCGGAATCCTTATCTTGCAACCCCTGATGCGGTATTTCCGGCGAGGAATCGAACTGAACTGTTCGCTGTCTATTCTTAAATTAACAAAGGCTGTATTTGGATATGTTTGCTTATCGTCAATAATTTCAGAAAAACTTGTCCATTGAAAGGCATTTATAAGGCTTGAACTTGTACTGTCAGCGGTAACGCGAACAACACGAATATCAACAGGAAAAGCGCCTGTCAATGTTATTCGATAATCTTTTTGATATGCGTCAGCGGAACGACCTGTAATCGTATCATCGACAAGAGTAGAAAATCCCCCGCCGTTATATTGAATTTGAACTTGTAAATTTACAGAAGAACCAAGCAAATCGCCCTGATCTGTTGCTTTCTGTATCTGCGGAAAAGTAACAGAAACTTTTACAGCATCAACATCTGTATTTGTAATTTGTCTTGTTACTGGCGCGGATGTGGTAACAGTTACGCCGACACTTGTTACAGATTGACTTTCTTCAATTCCGGGGATGTGTGTTTGGTTTGCTGTTCCAAATCGCGGCGTAAACCCAACATTTTGAAAATTAAAATCTGTAGTAACAGGACTTGAAAAATTTGCTGTTGATTGTAAAACTGGCGTATCGTTCAAAAAGACATCGGAAAGAAAAGCATTGTTATACGCTGTTGTTCCTTTTGTTAATCCAAGTTTGCTTGCTGTTGCGCTTCCCTCTTGCTCGCCTTCGCCCAGAACGTCCGTAAATGATGCAAATTGCCTACTGTGTAACGTGTCGGGAACTCTTGTAGGTTGTGGGGGCGATGGGGGCGATGGCCTGCCGCCTGCTCCTCTAATTACTTTCTTATCGGTCATGCTCGTACTTGTTCTGTGTCAACGCCCGCGCTGACGACTATACTTCCAACAAAAACCTCCCCAAAAACAATATTAATAGGCGTTCCGGCTCTACTTGTATTTTGTGTTCCTGAAAAATTAAAAGACAAACGCGGGTCTTCAGGGCTAGAAAAATCTTGCGATTTTGGTTGTGGTGTCATCATTCCAGAAACACCTG